AACGATCCAGTAGAATTTCAGGTTGGCGAACAAGCCCATCGGCGTGCCCGCCGCGCCGGTGTATGGATTGGGCATGAACTCGCTCTCGAGCAGCGGGAAGCCCAGCAAGGTCGGCGGCTGGCCGGCCTGGAACGAAGGCTGAAAGATGAACGAGCCGGTCCCGGCGCCACCGATATTGGTGCGGAACAACCGCACCGCCTGCACGACCAGCCGATGCATCAGCCAGGCGGCGTCGCGCCGATACACCGCGCGCATCGCGTAGACTGTCTTGATCAGATCTTCGGGCACCATGTTGGTGGTGGTGCCGGCGATCGAGATGCTCGGCAGGTTCGGCGCCGTGACCAGCCCGAGCGGCTGATTCACGCCGGTGCCGTTGATGAAATCGTTCTCCTCGATTTCGGCGAAACGCAGCGCGAAGAAATCGGTCAGCAGCGCGCCTACGTCCACTACCGCGTCCTCGACCAGTTCGAGCGGAATCGGGATGATGACGGCGCGCTTGTGCGGGACGAACTGGATCTTGCCGAACAGATTGGTGAGCTGCGCCTGCGGGATCGGAGCGTTCTGGACGACCTGCGGCGGCGCGGTCTGGGTGTCGGCGGGCTCCAGGGTCGGAAAGGCCACGGCGCCGGCGCTGGTCTGAATCACGGTCGCGTGCTGGCGGATATAAAGCAGGTTGCGAAGCTTCCTTATCACTTCGACGCGGAACTCCTCGGTGACGAGAAATCCGCCTTCCGCGTCGGTTAGCGTGCTGAGCGCCTTTCGCTCCTCGAGCGTGAGGCTGCGCTCGCCGAAGCGGACGTAGGCCTCGAACGCGCGCCGGAAATCGAGCGAGCGGTGGATCGCGATTCGAGGATCGGCCGACTTGAAGCGCGGGTCGGCGATTTCGAGCGCGGTGGGCTGAGCGCCGCGCCGCGCCGGGCGCGCATCGTCGTCGACGGGAACGTCGTCATCGCCGCCGCCCATCGGGAAGCGCCGCTCGGGAAGCTCGTGCCAGGTCTTGAGCTCCGCCTGGCGCTTGGCCGCATCGGCCTGCAGCTTCCACGAGTCGGCTTCATCGAACCATCGGTTGGCTTCTGCGATCCGGTCGGTCGCCGGCACGACGCCGCTGCGATCGGAATCCTCGATAATCGCCTGGCCTTTGCGATAGGCCTCGAGCGACTTTCTGACCAGTTCCTGTGCTGTCATTACCCCCTCCGTCGGGTTGATTCGCGTTACAACGCCCGGCGCCTTAAAGGCGCCAGCCCGTTGCGATCGCTTGGTCCGTGGGTGGGGAACCCGGCCCGGCGGAGAGTTGGTCGATTAGCCGCGTCCCGGGTTTGCGCCCGCAAGCGCCGGAACCTGGGCTGGCCTGCTTAACTACAAATTCATTGTATATCACAAGTGACATGATGTCAAGTACGGTTGACTTGCTACAGCGTTGCGCCGGTTGAATTCAACTCCGCAGCCGGAGTCACCCGTTTCGCCGGCGCGCGAGCTCGAGGCCGAGCGCCGATGCCCGGTGCCGCAATGAGCCCAGCGTGTGACCGGCGCTTGCGCGATCGGCGCCGGCAGCGACAGTTGCAGTGACGGCTCCGCCCGTGCGGATGGCGGCGATCAGCCGGGCACGATCGTCGGCTCTCAAGACGCTCAGCAGCTCTGCCGCCGCCCGCCCGAACTCGTTCAGGTCGTAGATTCCCGACGCACCCGCCTCGAGCACCAGGGCGTCGAGCGACTTGCGCTGCCACGGGGCGACGATCGATTCGTCCTGGAACTGACGCGCCATCTTGTCGTAGTAGCGCTCGATGTTCTCCTTCACGGCTTCCTCATCGCCGCCGAGGTCCAGCTTGCCGTGGTCACCAGCGGCCCGCGCGCCCTGGATGGCGCCGGCGGCAGCGAAGATCGCGCGCGGCACCGCGATCAGGTCGCCGCCGACCAGGTCGGCGATCGGGAGCTTGTAAGCGCCGATTTCATCGGCGTTGGCGCGTTCGTACCACAGGAACGCCCGCCGATAGCGCGCCCAGTTCATCTTCGACGGGTCTTCGGCTCCGCCCGCCCAGGCCGCAATTCGCGCCCGCGCCGCTTCGCCGTCCCATCCGCGCGCGCGATCCGCGAGCGGGAGATCCTGATAAGGAACGGCGGCCTTGACGCTCGTGATCGTTGCGGCTTCGTTGGCCGCAATCGGAACGGCCGAGATTTCGAACAGCTTCACTTCGTGCAGATGCCGCACGATGGTTTTGCGCCGGCTGAGTATCGCGGTCGGACCATCATCGGAGCTCGCGGCCTCGTCAGCGCGCTCGTAGCTCTCGCGCACCGGCGCGAAACCGATTGAGAGGCGGCGAATATGGCCTTCGAGCATCTTCTGCCGAACTTCCCGCGCGCTTGGCGCGTTGCTCAACCGGGCGCGAAAACGCAGCCCCTTCTGGTCCTCGTGAGCTTCGGTGACCGTGCCGATAGTGTGCGCCGCGTCCCATTGATGGCTGTCGAGAAACGGGACCAGGCCCCTGGTAACGCGCTCCTGAATGGTCTTCTTGAAGGCGCCGGGACGGACGACGTCACCGTTGTGATCGAGATTGCTGAAGACATTCGCATAACCTTCGACGAAGCTCTCCGCGGCGCCATCGCGAACGAGCTTAAAGTCCGCCGGTAGAACTATTCGCTCAAAATCAGGATTGGATTTCATATGCAACTGGACTCCCGCCATCCCACCCCCAGCCGCCCTCCAAATGACTATTCCGGAGTTGCTAACTGGCCTTTACGTAGCTATCGCTCGTCTCCTTCGATTGCCTGGCCGCAGTAAATCGATCAGAAGTTCTCCGAGAACGTGACGCACCAATTGTAGAGCGGCGTACTATCACCCAGACGCGAGAGCGCCGGATCGGAGTCGCGCAGGCATCCGCGGGCGCCGGTGGTAGGCCCCGCGTGAGCTCCCGACGTGCCGGTGTATGCGTAGCGCAACGTGCGATTCCCGGCCGTCGCGGTGATCGCGGCCGACATCGTGAGCACGACCTGATTGCCGTTCTGTACCGCGACGCTAGAGATGCTCGGCGGGCTCGAATTGTCGGTGTACTCGAAGCCCTTGCCCCCCGGATCGCTGACCAGGCTCGTATCGATCACCAGCGGCAAGACGGGAACGTTGAAGGTCGCCGTGATGGTAGTCGAATTGGTAAGCACGATCGAAGTCGGACAGACCGGCTTCCACGGGATGCCCTTGACGATCGCCTGGATGTACGCCTTGGCGTAATACCCGCCTAGTATCTCCTCCGAATGCGCGGTCAGGTGGATGCCATCGCCGCTGTAGTAAGTGAGAAAGTATTTCGGGCAGACCAGGAAGACCCGATCGGGATTGTCGAGCGCGGCGGCGAGCTGCGCGAGCGGAATCCCGGAGGTCGCCACGTCGTACGCAGTCCAGCTCGCGACCTGATCGAGGAACACGGCGACGAGTTGCGCCTGGCCGGTGAGCGCCTGAAGGTCGGCGGTGAGATTCTGCTGAAGCTGGAGGATATCGGCTTCGTATTGAGCCTGCGTGGTTCCGACCGAAACGTCCTGCTCGCCGTGAGTGAGCGTCGCCGCGCGGACCAGCAAGGTTCTCGGCGAGCTGAGCGCGGCCGCCAGCGCGATCGCTTTCTGCACGGCGATCAGGATGTTGGCGTAAGGCTGCGTGCCTTTTTTGATTCCGACATAGGCGGTCGCGGAGAGCCCGAACTCCGCAAACAGCATCTGATGGACGAGCTTGTCGTTGACCGCATTTAGAAAGCTGCTGCCCTTGGTCTCGCCCATCGGTTCGCTGTCGGCCGCCTCATAGATGCCGGTGAAGCCGGTCAGCCACGCCGGGTTGAGCGCCACCGGCGTCGCGAGCGTCAGGATGCCGGCGCGCACGTTGGTGCCGCTCGCGCCGCTGAGAGCGAACATCATCGCGCGGGCCGCATAGGCGGAGACCGGCGAGCCCGAGACCACCGGTGTGGCCTCATAGCCCGTCGCGAGTGACTGCCCGGTACCGACGATCATGTTGATCAGATTCTGCGGATTGCCTGAGCCCATCTAGCTAAGCCTCCCGGAAATCACCGGCGCGGAGGCCGGCGCTACGGAAGAAAGGAAACGCGATCCGGAATTTGCCCTCTCTCCCGTAGCGCCGGCCTCCGTGCCGGTTCTTTTTTTCCAGCTTCATCCGCATCTCCTAAAAAATGAACGGCGGTATCGCGCCAGCCGGGACCGGCGTTGGAGTTGCGGCCGGTGTCGGCGTTGGCGTGGGCGTCGGAGTAGGAGTTGGCGTCGCAGTCGGAGTAGGAGTAGGCGCGGCTGCCAGAGAGAGGTTGTGCGAGATCGCGAGGGTAGCGCCGCTGCACGTCGCGGCAAGGCCGTTCACCGTTCCTGAACTCGCCTCGGCCTGCGAGCCCAGCGCGGCGCTATAAGTCGAGGTGCTGTTGTAGACGGAGCTCAAGGAACCATTCAGTGAGATCGTGCAGCCATTGAAGGATGAAAAGTAACTCTGCAAATTAAGATCGTTCGCAAGGCTCGTGGTCAGATTAGGCGGCGTCAAAGTATTGTTGCACTGAGGCGTTCCGTTGGTTGGAGACGAAGTGTTGGTACCGGCGAAGCAGGTGATCGTGCAGATCATATATCCCTGCGAACCACCGATTGTCGGTGACGCGTCCGAGCCGGTCGAAGTCTTATAGTAGAAATAGTCACTGGCGCTCGCACCGGCATCGGAAGCTGTCGTGCAGGCTGAACCAATTTCCGTCCAGGCGCTGAGGCCGGTAGGCGTCCACGCTGAGCCGATGCCGTTATAGCCTTCGACGTAGAGCAAGCAGGTATCCCCGGCACCGACCGAAGGGAAAGTCGGGCACGCGATCGAGGTTGTAGACGAGGTGCTGTGATTGAGGACAGAGGCGCTGCCGTCGAGAGTCGGCCCAGTCGCCAGCGCGGGCGCGGCAAGCGCGAGCAGCAGGAGGAGAATCACCGGCACGGAGGCCGGCGCTACGTAAGAAGAAGAAAAGAGACTCCAGCGCGCCAGCGCCTTTCCTTCTCCCGTAGCGCCGGCCTCCGTGCCGGTTCTCTTTCTTATTCGAACCACAGATCGAACCATCCTGCTGCGCCGGCGGCCCCGGTCATCGTGTCGCTCGCCGAGCGGCTGAGTTTGAGCCGCATCTCCTAGCCGGGTGCGCATCCGGTCATAGCGGGCGCCGCGAAAATCGCCTGATAGAGATCGGTCGAGCTCGCGGAGCTCGGAATCGTGGTAGTCACGCTCGCGGTGGTGTTGTAAGTCGGGCTGCTCGGAATCGCGACCTTGTTATTCGGCTGCGCGCAGTAAGTCGCGATGCTGAAGATCGCGGTGTGGCCGGAAGTGGTATCCGACGAGCCGTAGAAGTTGAGCTGGCCGCCGACCACTTGCAGGTAATCCACCGGCAAGCTGACTTCGGCGTAGGCGATCGCGCTGTCCGCGAAGTTCAGCAGTCCCTCTTGATCGTCCGCCGAGCACGCGGGCGACGCCGCGTTGCTCGACGGCAAACTCCATCCAGTGCTCGCGTTGCCGGCCGGGCCGTTACAGGTAGCGAAGGGCAGCGCCAGATGGCGCAGTCGTCCCAGCCAGGTATGCTGCCAGGCGCCTGAGGCGCGATCCTGAATCGTCTCGGCGGCGTTCTCAGGCAGGCTAATCGGATTGGCGCTGCCGTCGATCTTGTCTGAGGCGTTCGGCGCGATCGTGCAGAGGCCCGAGTTGATATTCGCGAACGAGAGCACGTTGTCGGTGCCGCCGGCAGCCGGCAGTGTCAGCGTGATCGCGCTGGAGGAGTTGCAATACTGGACGCCCGCCGCCGAGCTCGAGACCGAGCTGCTGCTGGTATAGGCGGTCGGCGTGAGATGAAGGCCGATCACATTGTACTCGCCGGCCGGCGCGGAGGTTGCGGGCTGCAACGCGATCATCTGCGCAGTGATCGCGCCGTTGAAATTCGCGGTCGCGGCGAGCCCGCTGATCGATCCGCTGCCGCTCAGCGTCTCGCCACCGAGCGCCATCGATTGAAAGGTCGGGTTGAACGCGTAGTTCGAGAGGATCGCGGTCAAGCTGCCCGGCAGAGTGAGGACCGGCGAGCCAAGGTTGTAAGTGTCGAGCACGTAGCCCATCAGGACGTAATCGTTCGAGACGCTGGCCGTTCCGATAGGCGGTGCGAGCGAGTTGGCCGGATAGTTCGCCGAGGTTCCCGTGCCGCTCGGCGTGCCCGGATCGAGCGGCGTGGTCTCGTTCACGCCCGAAAAGCAGGCGATCACCAGACCCAGGGCGCTTGAGGTGGTGCTGAAAGTGGGCGCGGTGTCGCCCGAGGTATAAAGATGCCAGTACCACCAGGCCCCGATATGAATGGTTCCGGTCTGCGTGTCGGTCGCGTCGTCGGGACCGCGAATTAAAGTCCATCCGCTCGGCGTGCTCGGGGCCGAAGGCGTCGAGGTCAGATTCCCATAGGTGACTTGCGCGAGGCAGATGTCACCGGTCGTAGCGCCGGAATAAGCGCCGGTGATCGTATCGGCGTTGGATGGTGCATCCTCGTGTTGCGGAGTTCCATCGAGTGCGATCGCCGTGGGCGGCGGCGATGGCTTGAGATCGCCGGTGAGCGAAGCAACGCTACATGGCGCGCCCGAGTCGCTCAGCACGCCGCCCACGCTGTCGACGCAATCGCCGTTAGCGATGCTGAGATCGAAATGATGCCCGCCGCGGTTGATCCCGCCGAGCAGGACGCCGTTCGCGTCACGAGCCGCGAAATCGTTGCCGCTCGGCGTGCCGGTGTTGCTCGCGCCGTACACGTCGATCGTGTCGGAGGTGTCGTAAGGCTGGCGGACGTTTAGATTCGAGCCGTTGGTGATCGGCGGCGCGACTGTGCCCGGAGCGACGAACAGATTACTCAGATCACCAAGGCCGCCATAGTAACCGGCGGTCGGGTCGAGGTTCGAGTACGCATTCGGCGCGAAGTAAGTCAGCGTGTTCGCCGCATCCGAGATGTTGCACGCAGCGCCCTGCGGGGAGGGCGTGCACGACCCGACCAGCAGCGCGCCCATAGAGGCCGGCGGCGTGCTCGAGGTGGTGCGCAACAGATTCCAGGCCGCCGCGCCAATCAAAGCCGGGCAGGTCATCGTGCCGGTGGTTCCGGTAGTGCCAGTGCCCTGCGACACCAGGCCGAGGATGCCGTTGAAGTCGGTCGGCTCGCAGAAATAATAGTCAGTCGTTCCGGCCGTGAAGCCGCTCGCGATCGCCGGCGGTGCCGGCGCGCCGAGTCCGAGCCGCAGCTCCGAACCGGTGCCCCGGATACCCGCGATTATCGCGCCGGCGTGCGCGTGCAGGACCGCGCTCGAATCGATCCAGAGTTCCTTGGTGGTGCCGACGATCACTTCCACGAAGTCGGCGGTGAGGTTCGTGATGCTCTGGAAAATCAGCCCGATCGTGCTGGTCGTAGACGGCGTTATCGTCGAGCCGCCGGTCGTGGATACGCCGCTTCCGCCGCCGCTCCCATTTGCATAGGCAGTCACCTGGCCGGCTGCATTGATGGTCTCGTTGCAATTCGTGCAGCTTCCCGGTGGCACGACGGTTGGAGTCGGCGCCGGCGTCTGGGTCGGCGTGGGCGTCGCGGTTGGAGTCGGTGTCGGAGTAGGACTCGGAGTCGGAGTCGGGGTTGGAGTCGGCGTCGGCGACGGCGTCGGACTCGCGGTTGGCGTCGGCGTGGGCGCGGCGCAAGTCGGGATCGCGTCGCCCGGATGGATGCCGGTCACCGCCTGCGAGCCGCATGAACCGCCCGTAACGCTGCCGCTGCCGCCGGCCCCTCCGCCACCGCCCTGGACATCCAGGGCCACGGCCGGCGCGGCGCAGATCGGCGCGAGCGATGCGAACAGAAGCAGGGCCGCCAAGCGTGATCGACGGATCGAGCCGCCGTGAGTTTGAGCTCGCTTTTCGGGCGTCATGGCTTTTCTTCAACCGTGTCAACCGCGGTGGACGAAGAGACGGCGATACAATCGACACGCAAGGGGGCGTTGGAGGTGCCGCTCTCTTTCCAGACCTGGCCCTTGACGTAGGGGATCAGAAATCCGACGGTCGCACTGGGCTCGGGATTCGGTGGGTTGTTCCGGGGATCGCCGAAAGCGCATCGGAGGTCGCCGCTTTCCGGCTCGAGCGACCACTCGACGCGCCCGCCGTCCGCGGCGAGCACCTGGACGGCTACGGAGGTTCCCACCGTGAGGGGCGCGCCGCCCGCGCCGGCCGAATTCAGGGTCATCGTCGACCGTGCGGGCGGCGGCAACAGAAGAATCAGGGCGCACACGAGGAGTGCTACACTCGCCCGGTGCGCCCACTTGCTCCGCAAAGACAGGAATGCGCTGGATTGCGACTTGTCACCTTGATTCACCAACGCTCCGATCGCTGATTTCATTGGCCCCCCTCCTCACCGATGGCGCCGAGCGTTTCGCCGGATGCGATCGCCTCCGCGCCCGAGGTGTCCCACTCCTGAAACCTGGCTTCGAGCCGCCCTCGCAGCTCGCTTATCGAGTAAGCGCCGGCGCGCGCCTCCAGCAAAATTTCGTTCAGGTCGGCGGCGACGCTGGCCGAGATGCGGCGCGCGAGATCGCGCGCGTCAATCTGATCGGCTGCGCGCGGCGCGGTGGCGCTCTCGATCGCGCTCGCCTCCCATCGCGGCCGCAGCGCGGCGATCTCGGCTGCGATCTCGCCGGCCTGCTCACAGGTAAACGGCCTGCGACAGCTCTTGAGCGCGCGCATCACATCGCCGGCCTGGCGTCTGAATTCACCGCGCGCCCAATCGCGCAGCGTCACGCTCGGTGAGCACTCCGCGGCGGAGCGCTTGCTCTCTCCGGCCACCGGGAGGGAGAGCGACGCTACCGGCACGGCGAGCGTGGTTTGCGGACGCAGGTATACGTCGCCGTCGGGCTCGGGCGCCTCGCCGACCATCGCGAGCGCGCGATTCACGCTGAGCCATCCGCCCTGCACGCCGGCCTGCGCGTTCTGCCATCGAAGCTCGCGGACCGGCCTCAGCGCCGAGACTTTCGAGGTGTCGAACTTGAGTTCGAGATCCTGCGAGGCGTCGAAGTCGGCGTACAGGAGGTCCGACTCGAGGCGATCGTCGAGGCGCGATTGCAGCGGCTCGGCCGTATCCTCGTAGAAGCTCATCCGCGCCTGCGCGTAGTTGCTGAAGGTCGCTTCCTGGCCGAGCAGCACCGGCGGCACTCCGATCGCGACCAGCACGCGCTGCTGCGAGGACGCGTCGAGGTCCGGAAAGGCCAGGTCCTTCATCGAAAGCCCGATGGTCTTGATATCCATCCCGGCCTGCAGAAAGGCGGGACCGCCGCGGTTCCGGCCGCCGAACTTCTCGCGCCACCGGATCGAGAGGCGATCGGCGGTGGCCTGATCGATCGCGTTCTGGGTCGTGACCGCGATCGACGGGGTGGCATTGTTCTGCAGCAATACCTTGGTGAAGTCGGCGGTCTCATTGTCGATTACTATGCGGCGCAGAGCGGCCTGAAGCGGCGACAGGCCCCAGTAGTCATAAATCGGATGGGGGAACTTGAAGTGGACTATATCGGTGGTATCGAGTGGATACTGATGGCCGCCGATCTCGTATATATAGCCCGCGACGAACCTGCGATCGTCGGGAACTATCCGCAGGCGGTCGGGGCGCAGCGGCCAAAGCTCCACGACCCGGCCCGACCGCGAGCGCACCTTGACCCAGAAAGCATTGCCCGAGAGATAGAGGTAAAGCACCGTCGTCTCCCACAGCAGATGCTCGCCCATGAAGGGATTGGGACGCTTGATCAGGGCGCGTAGGGGATGGTCGTCGAGCGCCCGGCCGTCGCGGTCGTAGACTCGCAGTGGCGCCTCGGCGATCGCGCCGGCAAGCATGTTCAGCCCGCGATAGACCAGCTCGTTTCGCAGGTAGCCTTGCTGCGAGAAGACAAAGTAATCGCCGACTGGGAAGACCGGCGTGGTGGTGAGCCACGGGTTGAGTACCGGCGGTTCGAGGTTGGGGGACTTGTCGTCAACCGCCTTAGTTTTGATGCGGAAGAGTCGCTGCCAGAAAGACATCAGGCGACCCTCACCCGGCGAGCGCTTACGCGCTCGCCGACCTCTCCCTGGTCAGGGAGAGGTGTTAGGAGGCGGGCGGAGCGCGGATTTTTCGCTCCGATGCGAGCGGCGCGTTTGAGCTTATTTTCGGTCACGCCGATGCCTCCGCTTCGGTGTCTTCGTCGGAGGCGAAGAAGACCTCGGGCTCGGGGCGGCGGTCGCCGGGGTCGCCTGCGGCGATTCCTAGGAAGGCCGCCCATGCGCGATCGGCGTGTCCGCCGCTGTCGCTCTCGGCGACGAAGCGCGGGATCCCGGTGGGCCCGATTATTTTTCTGAGCTTGTGCAGGTCGGCCCGCAGCGCCGGATCGCCTTCCGGGATTCTGACTCGTCGATCCTCGAACGCCGCCTTGCCGACGGTCGCGAGCGCGAGCTTTACGCCGGCGGTGAACAGGACACCCTCGACGCGGCCGGGGTAGCGCCGCCGCGCGTCCTCGACCGGCTTCTCGCCCATCCCGGTCTGATCCATCGCGAGCCGGGCGACCCGATAGCGCGACATGATCTCGGCGATCGCCGCATCGTGCTCGGCGAACGAGGCGCGCCGGAGCTCGCGGACTTCGCGCGTCCAGAGCACGTCGCCGACCACCTCCCACACCCAGGCGACCCACAAATCGCCGCGGGCGGCGATGTCGTTGCCGACGAAACAGGGATTGCCGGCGTACTTCGCGGGCTGGCCGGCGTCGGGATGCTCGACCGCGGCGATGAGGTCATAGCTCAGCCAACTGGTGGCCTCGTCCACGAAGCGCAGCTCGTATTCCTGGGCCCAGACCTCGTCGTCGGCGCAGGCCGCGCGCAGCTCGTCGATATCGCGGTCGAGCCCGTCGGCGACGGCCTGATGGATATCGACCACGTGGCGCGACCAGACCGAATCGCCGGCGGTCATGATCTCGTAAAATTTGTTGTTGCGTCCGTTGGGAGTGGAGAGCACGCGCAGCTTGAGCCCCTTGCGCGAAATCACCGGAAAGAGCGCGGCCCAGATCCGGCGGCTGTCCTGATGGATCGCGAACTCGTCGAGCACCACGTTGGCGGTGAAGCCGCGCGCGGTATCGGGATTGCTCGGCAGCGCGGTCACGCGCGAGCCGCACTTGCGAAATACGATCTCGGTGGCCTTGTAGCGGAGCTCCGAATCGGCCTCCCATACGTAGTCGAGCGCCTCGACCGCGGCGCCGTAGATTTTGCACAGCGGCTTGAGCCCTTCTTCCATCGCCTCCTTGGCCTGGCGCTCGCCGCGCGACAGCCAGATCCAACGGCTGCGCTCGCCGCGCGCTTCGGCCTCGAGACAATCCTCGACGACCTCGATCGCCGCCATGTACTTGGTCTTGCCGCCCTGCCGGGTCACCATCGCGGCCTTGAAGCGCGATCGATCGGCGAGCCATCGGCGCTGATACGGGTAGAGCGTGATTAGGGATTCGGGCATTGGAGATACTCAGTTGCTATTGCGATTGGCTTTTTCCGAAGCGATCGATCAGTCGGCGGCCCAGAGCAGGCGGAAGAAATGGCAGTGCATGACGGTCAGGTCATCGCGGGCGATCGACTGCCACATGCAGATGAGCTCCCAGAGGTTTTCGAGTTCGACGGTTCGAACGATCTCGCGGAAATCCATGTGCGCCCCCCCTTTTTCCATCAGTTGCGGCTTCGGCCGCCCTCAGCCTTGCGCTTTTGCGGAAGTACTCGTTACTCAGGCAACCTCACCCGCCCTCGCGATGCTCGGGCGACCCTTCGACTTCGCTCAGGGCATGCCTCACCTCCCTGGTCAGGGAGAGGTGAAGAGACAGGCAGCTTGCGGTGGCGGCTTTCATAGCAGGCCGCGCACCAGTTCTTTGGCTTTTTCCAGGGTTGCGACCTCGCCGGGAGCGGCGGGCCGTTTCATCTGCTCGGCTTTGCGATCGACGTCGATCCGAAGCTTTTCGCGTAGCGCGTCGTCGCGCTCGGCGATGGTTTTGGAGGCGGCTTCCATCTCGCGGATCGCCTTGGCGAGCACTGCGATCTCGGCCGGCCGGGCGGGCTCCTTCGACTTTCGGTCGCCCATGTCGGCGAGTTGCCGAAAGGCAACCATCCGCAGCATTTCAAGGAGCAGGCGTCCGGCGTCGCCTTGGGGTTCCTTGCCGATCCTGGCCACCCATACCGCCGCGATCTCCTGCGCCTCGCGATAGCGTTCCATCTTGTCTTTGAGTTGCCGAACGTGGCGCCGGACGTCAGCCGGGGTGATGTTCGCACTCCTGGGCCGGACACGCGCCGCCAGTTCTGAACCGGTTCGGCCTTCCTGCAACGCCAACCGCTCCATTTTCTGACGCTCTCTGAGCGGCAGACGCGATATTTTCGACCGCGCTCCCATCACTGCTTCGGCGCCGGGCGCCTGACGCCGGGCACGATCGCCTTGCCGCGCGCCACGTCGAGCCCGCGCCGGGTCGCGATCGCGATCGTGATACCGCCGATTTCCTCGGTGGCGATCAGTTGCTGCTCGGCGAGCCAGGCGAGATCGGCGCGAACCTGATCGCGGCTGGTGCGATGGCCGAAGTCTTCGAGCGCGAGATCGAGCAGGCTCTCGTTGGCGCTGTAGCCGGGCGTCCGTTCGAGCAGCCGGAGGATGACGAGGCGGCGATCCTGCGCGATTCGCTCGGAGAAGTTCAACCGGGATCTCCTTGCAACAGATGCTGTTGCACGATGTCGAGCGTGCTCTGAAGATTGCCGAGCACGTCGCGCAGCCCTTCGATCTTGGCGCCGACCGCCTTCAAGTCGCCGTCGACCGCGCCGATCCGCATCTTGAGGTCGTCGAGCACGTCCCATCCCGGCGCCGTCTCCACAACCTCCTCGAGATGGGCGACGCGGCTGCAGACGACGTCGAGCTCGCGCTTGGAGACCAGGGTCTTGCCGACGATCCAGAGCACCGCATAGAAGGCGAGGTTGATCATCGAAAGCGCGAGCGGCGACCACTTGAGCAACTCCGTCATCGCGGGGCCGGCTCCTCGCTGGCCTTGAGCTTGACCGCGCCGGCCATCGCCATCAGCACCAGCCCCAGTCCCTCGCCGTAGGAGCGTGCGTCGGCGGAAGTGAAAGCCGCGGAACGCCAGACCTGGACGGCCCAAAACGCGACGTAGGCAAGAGCTCCAATCACGCCGACCACGCGCGCGGCGTCGTAGGTGAGGTTGTCCTTTCCGGCAAGCACATCGGCCAGGAACTTCTTCACCCTCACCGCCCCTCTTGTATCCGCCACCGCACGCCCCTCTTCGGAGGTACCAGATCGAGGGAGTGCGCAAACCCTCTGCAATTTCAGGGGTGCAGATCGATCGGCAGGGAATCAGCGCGGCGCGCGGCGCGAGCCGGCGCGCGATTGACGGAAATATTCAGGCCCGGCGAACCGGAGTGGCGCCGGGGCGGCGGCACTTCGATTCGCCTTCGGGCCGATTTGCCTTCGGGCCGGTCGAATAACCAACCGGCGGGAATAT